TCCTTGGTAGTCGGGTTTCTGAGCTTGGTTCGGCAAACCCGAACGGTTACGACACCGATGAGAACCGTTTCTTCGAGGGTGTGTTCAACGTCCCGATCAACAGTCGTGGCGAGCGCTGCATGGTGGAGATACAGAACGAATCGCCGCACCCTTGCAAGTTCTCAACTTGCGAGTGGATTGCACTACTTACCGGCAAAGCGAGGTCACTGCGATGAAGTGGATTCAGGCGAACGAACAGCGTGCCATACAAGTGGGCCTAAACCTCCGCCAGCAGGACGAGTTGGAAGTGTCGCTGAGCCACGGTCTGGCCCCCGTAGAAGCCTGCATGTTGAGCTATCGGCAGAGCCAGGTGTGCCAAGCCATTGAGGGCGACGACGGCTCGTGTGTGGCCCTTACGGGCGTCGTTGGCAAGACCATCTGGCTATTGGGTTCAACCAACCTGACGGCTACAAAAAATCATCGTCTACAGCTGTGTAGATATGGACGAGAATGGGTTGACTTTTGTCTTGAGTCCGCAGGCGGTTACGTCGAGAACATGGTCTATTCCAAGAACAAAAGATCGATTCGCTGGTTGAAGCATTTGGGCTTCACGGTGCAGGAGCCTGAGCCGTTTGGTCCGAGCGGTGCTTTGTTTTGCCCGTTCTGGAGGTACTTGTAATGGCACTAGATCCCATCTCTATTGGCTTTGGCGTTGCCAATGCAGGCCTAGGCGTACTGCAGAGTTTTGCCAACTATCAGGCGCAGAAGCAGGACCACCTCAACCAAACAGCTTTTGCGGACGCCAACTCTGAGTTTGCGTCATATCAGGCGGGCATAAACAAAGAGGTCAGTGACCTCAACAAGCAATACGCCTTTTGGGGTCAGACGCTGGACTACGGCCAGAAGATGATCCACGCCAACTCGCTGCGCAATGTCGAGTTGATGAAAGCTGTTTCGCAAGCAGAAGTTGTGCGAGATACGCGCGCAGCTGCTGGCGCGTCTTACGTCTTGGATTCAGAGGCAATCGGCCAAGCGTATGCAGAGGCATCAATGCAAGACGCGGTTGCGTTGCAGCAATATCAATGGCGCTCGCTGCAAGCGCGCGCGTCCGTACAGGCGCGAGGGACTGCAGGCAAAAGTGTTGACCGCATCGTCAACAACTATGCACGGCAAGAGGGCGACTACAAAACAATCCAACGCATCAACTCTGGGCTGCGTGGTCGTCAGTACGACCGCAATCAAACAGCTCGAATTGCCAAATATCTAAGCCAATACAACAGTCAGCAGTACTACCAGCAGGCAGACGTATTCGATCCGATCGCACCGTTCCCGCCACTGCCAACAATGATGCTGCCGCCTGCACCGTCAATGAGAGGCGGCGGGCCAAGCGCTGGTGCGGCAATTCTTAGTGGCGCTGGGGCTGTGCTTGGCGGCGTCAACGCGGCTTACGGGATGCAAGCAAACATCAACCAAATAACCGCGCCTACCCCTACTCCTACCCCTACTCCTACCCCTACTCCTGGAGGTTGAACTAATGACACAGCTACCTCTCGGTCAAATCCGTCCTGCAGCGCAGCCGGTTGCTGCGTTTTTCCAGCCAGGCAGGGCAAACGTTGCAGCAGCAACGGCACAGCGAGGCGTGCCAAGGACACCACAAATCTCCACCATCCAAGAGCGCGGTGGCATCAACGTTCGGGGTTTCAACTCTTTCCAGCAACTAGCGGAGTCTTTAGCGGACTTTGGGCCACAAGCGTTGAAGGTCGGCAAGACAATGGCCCTGAATTATGTCCAGGGCAAAGTCCAAGAGGGTTATCAAGCAGAGATGGAGGCTCGCAATCAAGCAAGCCTTGCTGTACTAAACCTGCAAAACGACTATGAGGCTGGTTCTGCCGACGCCATAAATGAAATCAATGAGCTGCAGCGTGTCGACCCTGAAGCAGCACAGCTGCTCACCGACTCAAACCCTTACCGTCTGATCGGCCGGAGGAGAGCGGCTGCTCAGCTTTTGGCCCACGAAATCAAAGGCGCGTTTGAAGCAGATTTAGCGTTAAACGTTTCGGTGCTAGAAACTATTAAGCCAGGCTCGCCACAGCTTGCGCAGAGAAAGTCAGACATTGCGCGAAGAGCAACCGCTCGTTTTGGGTTAACAGGCAACGAGCCTGAATACGTCAAATACGTTTCAGATGTAGTCAATAGGGCTGGAGACAGCTACACGAGTTCACAGGCAAATCTCTACAGCAAAGCCGTAGGTCTAGACGCAGAGCAAAAAGCTGTGGCAGAGCTGGGCATGTTGATTGCTCAATTCACAAAACAAGGCGTCTTGATGCCGGCGGCGGCAGACGGCAGCAGGCCTGCTTTTTACATGAAAAGAAACCACCCTGATTATTTGCGGACAGTTCACGCACTTCTGACAACCGCAAAAGACAGGCATTTTATGCACTTAACTGCTACGCAACGTTCAAGCGTAAGCAAGAAAATAACGGAGCAACTTTATGCCGTTTTTAACGACGATCTCTCTAAGCAGGTTTTAGACGGGATTCGCATGGGCAACCCAAACATGCCCTATGAAAGTCGTCCGTTATTAGTCCTTACCGCTCCCTTTACCTCAGACCAGCAACGAGCAGCTGGGCTGCAGGCGCAAGTAAACATCATCCAAAACCGAAACCAGCTTATTCAGCAAAACGTTTTTGAAAACTTCTACGACAAGCAGGTGGGGCCGCAGGGTCAAACGCTGCGCCAGCTAGACCCTATTGACGACCGCGCAGTTTTTGAGCCAGCTGTAGACGATTTAGTCGAAAGAGCGCGTCAGGCCGGCCATACGGATCCAGTCCAGCTAAAAAAAGATCTTATTCAAAAAGCGCGAGACTCTCAAGAAAACCAAGTCTTGTATGACCCAAAGTCAACTGAAGGCTTTAAGCAACGGATATTGAATGAGTTAAAAATAGGCGATTTTGTCGGAGACGATGGAAAGCTTTTGCGAGCTGAGATAGAAGACCACCTTGCGGGAGTTCCGTTTAACTTGCGCGATCAAGCGCGAACAGAACTGTTTAGCGCCTTTGGTCAAATGAAGCAGAAGGCAGACCAAATAATTCAGTACGTTGGCCCTGCAACCGCAAAATCATTGCAGGTTGTGGTCGCACACCCAGCAATCAAAACGCTGCTGGGTAAGACAGGAGGCCTGTTGGCCGAATTGCGTATAGGGGCGCAAACAGCAGAGGGCAAGTACCTTGAGGCGTTTTCGGAAGTTGGCGCATTAGATCTTAAAAATCAAATAGACGAGGGTCTTACAGAAGCAGGTTTGGCCGCCTTGCGCGAAGCAGATCCGGCAGACATTGCTAACTTCCAGACTATTGCGCAAAAGGCTCAGCGTGAATACCTTAACTCTCCAGAGTTCAACGCTTTAGTTCAGCCTTATGTAGATAGGCTGAACAAGCAAAAAACGCAGAACAACGTTCCACAAAGTAATAGGCCAGAAACCTACGAAAAGAACGAAACGTCTAGTTTGTCAGATGACGTAATTGGCAATTACGCCAAGAAACCTGTCATGTCTGGCAAATGGGTTGTTTCCGAGCTGCAGCGTGAAGGGTTTAGCCCAGAGCTTGAGGCAGCAGCTAAACGAGCTGACGTAAGCCCTGCTCGATTCCTGCATGACCATATTCACTACCACTATCCACAAATCGACAAAGACAACAAAATAAGAAGGCAGTTGTTATTGATGATTGAAAAAGATCGCAAAAACAAGACTGTTAGTTTTAACCAGCCAGGCCTCACCTGGGACGGCAGCAAAATTGAACGTGTCGCCCGCAACCTTAATTCGCCTGGCGGGTGGTTGTCAGACATGTTGTTTGCAGGTCTAACTCCGTCTGACAAAGAGTTGCTGCGCAACTATGCAGAACAAATGCGTCGCAATGGTTCCCCTGAAGCCATCAGGGAAATTCAACGGCTCAACATTCAATACCGCCAATACGGCCTCGCGTTCCCTCTCGCTTAAAACCCATGCCTAAGTTTGACTTTATTGCTCCTAGCGACGAAGACCTGCTTCCGCAGGAAACGCCAAGCACAGGCCGGCCAGTTGCGTCGCGGGAAATTTTTGAAGCCAGAAGCGAAGAAGGGGCTGGCGTATTTAAGCCTGCGATGCAGCTGATGAATACGTTGGGGTCGCCGTACACAAAAACGCAAATTTTTCGCGGGCCAATTAATGCGGTGTCGCAACTAAGCAACGCTATCGGCGACGTTGTTCAGGGCAAAAAAGTCGACGTCAGTGACGCGTGGATGATTTCGCCGCAAACGACACGCAACATGGTGCCATTTTTGTGGGGCTTAGACCTGTCTGAGAAGACGCCAGCTGATGAAGCTGGAGAAACTCTTGGCGGAGTTATTGGCGCAGAAGGCGTTGGTTTTGCATTGACTGGCGGCGGTTCGGCTTTGCTTAGGCATAGCCCCCATGTGATTGGCGCCCTTAACAAAATCAAGCAACTGCCAGCTTTAAGAAGAGCAGCAGTTGCAGCGCGTGGCGGCAACAAGCTGGTCACAACCGGAGCGAGTCTTGCCACCGATGGCGCAAAAGCAGTGGCTGGCGCCTCAGTCGCAATTCCCTTTATGGATCAGTCCGAAGGGAACCTGATGAATTTTTTCGGGGAGAACGCGCCTCTAGCTGTGGCTGAGGACGACGACTACTTTGAAGCGCTAAGAAAGAACATGGCGGTCGATGGCTTTCTCGCGCCATTGACTGTTGTTGGCCTAACAAAGGGGATATCAGTTGCGCGCAAAGGCGTTGCAGATGGTGGAACTGATTGGTTGATGGAACTGGGCGAGACTGAGCTGGAGCCATACATTGGCCGCACTTCAGGCGCGATCACTGACCCGGCTCGTATGTTGCCGGCGCCAAAACATGACTCGGCGATAAGCCGCGCAATCGACGAGCAAACGCAAATCAAACAAGTCGAAATGCAGCGGGACAGGCTGCAGGACATGGGCCTGGTCGAGACAGGCGGCCAAGGGCAAATGCAAATTGCAATGCCAGGTGTTGTTGACCCAGAAATCAAGCTGCAAATTCGACAGCTACAGGCGCAACGAGGCTTGTTGATCAAAGCAAGCCAGGAAGGCGATGACGTTGTCCAGCAGCTCGCAAATGTAGATCAGCAAATTCAAGAGCTAATGCCGCTTGGCGGCAAAACTCCTGAGTTGAAGCCAGTCAATCCCTACATCCAGCCTGAACTTGAGCTGCCCGATGGCCGGCCAGAAATGGACACAATGCTGGCGCGACTTGACGAGCTGGATGACGGCGCGTTGCGACAGATGCACACAGAGGTTATGGCGCCTCGTCGAGCTGCTCAAACGGCAGAGCGAATGGAGCAACTGCAAACAGTCGTAGACGGCAACCCAGATCGTGTGGCTGAAATCCAGGCACGGCTAGAGGCTGGCCAAGTAACTGAGACTGGCGCAAAGCGTCTAATTACGAAAGAGCGAAAAACACTGGAGGCGGCGCAAGCTGAGTTAGACGAAATTCAAAACAGAACAGCAGAGCCGGTCAAGCTTGTTGGCGACCAGCTGGAGTTGTCTATTGATCAGCAGATGGCGCTGGATCTGGTCGACCAGCCGCCAATGAAAACCTTTGAAGAGGTTGCGCAATCAAAGGTCCGTTCTGGCTACAAAAACGCAGCTGAGTACCGGCAGGCTCTAAACCAATTCCCCCGCGACCTTTTGCGTCGTATGACTGCACCAGGGCAAAATCCGCAGGTGGCGGCTCTTGTTAAAGCACGAACAGGGCGTCGCGTTTGGCAAGCCAAAAAAAGCGACATTATCGACGCGCTGGTCGAGTTAAGCGAACGGAAAGATCGGTTCTTGCCGCCCGAAATGGCGCAAGGCGACATGGCGTTGACGATGAATCAGTTCGGCGCAGATGCCCCGTTGTTTGAGTTGCCTGCCGATCTCACCGTGCAGGGGCGCATGGTCAAGATGGTCGACGCTGATGGCATTGAGCAAACAGTGCCTGTGTCTGACTTTGTCCGTCGAGGCATGGACGAGGCAACCCGCGAATCCTTGAAAAAAGAGATTCTGCAGCAGGCCATTGAAAATGGCGAAGTGCAGGCACCCGTCACGCCTTTGCCCAAACGTCCGCCTATCGACTTTGACCAAGGCAGTTTTATTGACGACTTGCTTGCAGACGGGATGCAGACAGAGCTGTTTAGCTTTGACGAAACCCCTTACTACAAAGGTTTTGCCACTAACTCGCGCGGCTTAGAAGGCCTCTTAGAAGAGATCCGGCTGCGGTACGACTTCCATCGTCTTGACGGGTTTACGCAAAAGGCTGAATACAAAACAGCTAAAGCCATGGCTCGTTGGAACGAGATGACTTGGGAACAGCAAAAGGCTTTGTATAACGCTGATGGCAGTGGTTTTGAAATACCTTTCCTGCGCTCAGATTTTGACGCACCATCAGTCGTTCGAGATCCAGAGCCTTACAACAAGCTGCCAAAAGACGCTGGCAAAGAAAAGTTGACGTTGACGCTGCCGGAACCTAAAACCTTCCGTTGGACAGCAAAAGGCTTGGTTGAAGAGGGCGCGCCTGTTGCTGAAACAGCGCCAGAGCCAGCATTTAACTGGTTCCAACGCTTGATGGGTAAAGACCCTGAGTACAACGCCAGTAGTGGCTCACTGCGGCAAAAGCTGACAAGGACTAAAAAGCCAAAGCTGGCTGGCGCAACGCCAGGACAAAATACAGAGGTGCAAGCGACTCTTGCTCGTCTGCAAAAACTCAAAGCAGACAGGCTGGACAAACTGCGTAAAACTCAAGCTGCTGCTAAAGGAGGCTCTTGCTGATGGCTGACTGTACTGATCTGAACAAGCGCCTTGCAGAGCTAAACCAGCAGCTCAAGGACATTGATGAACTTGAGGCTCGTCTCAAGGCTGCAGGTGATTTGACTAAAGCAGTTCCAGGCACAAAGGCCACAAAACACAAGACCTATAAAGGCGACGACGTAACCATCAACGAAGACGAGTGGATTGCCCGTGGCGAGCTTGACGCCATTGAGATGGGCGATCCTGTCATTGAACGCCTGGTTGATCACGGTTTAGCGACTGGTCGTAAAACCGCAGGTCGTTCTGGCCAAAGCATCAATTTTTCAGCAATGAAAGCTGAAGAGGAAGACTTCCTCAAGTTGCTGGCCGTTATGGGCCGTACTAGGGCTAACACGCCTGCAGGCATGAAGCTTAAGCGTGTGTTCTCGCAATCAGCGGCGATGAAGGCTGTGATGAAAATGGCGACCGAGAACAACGCTGATCCAAAACAACTGGCTGCAACTCTGTCAGGCAAATTTAAGAACATCGATACGCTGCCTGAAAACGCTTATGCAGTAGCGAAAGCGCGTTGGGAATCAACGACGCATTTTGCCGACAAGCTAGAGCAGATTGCTGATGCCATCGACCAGGGGACACTTGACGATGGCTTGCGCATTGAGCTGGGCAACGCAACCAAATGGGCGCATTTCTACGAACAGCTCGACTCAGAAGTGTTTCACAAGCTTGGCCAGGCGCTGCAGTCACGGCAAAAACCTGTCGACTCAGACGCTTTTGACATTTTTGAATACGCCGAAAAAATCCCTGAACTGACATTTGACGACGTCAAGGGTGACTCGCTGCTGAAGCAAGTCATTGAGCATGTCGACAACGGCGATGCAATGAAGCTGCGGCGTTTAGCGAAGGCCAAGCGTGTCGTCGAAATCACGCGAGGCAACATCGCTGATTCGGCTTATCACACAGAGTTCGAGATCCTAAACACCTATCGAAAGGCAGGCCTGTTTTCTTCTGCTTCGTCGTGGGGCGTGCGCAACATGTCCAGTGGTTTTGTTGCAGCGCATTTGACCTTGGAGGACGTTGTTGGAGGGACTTTGCGTGTTGGAACAGGAAACCCGGTGGCCTCGGCATTTGGCAAAAGTGCAGACGCTTTAGGCGAATGGCACGCCGCTACTTATGCCGGCAGCAAGTTGGCACAGGGGTTTGGCATGGCGTGGTCAAATGCGTGGGACTCGCTGACAACAGGAAACTCGCGGATGGCCGTCAATGCTTTGCGTGACATTGATCCGCAGAAGCTTGCAGAAGGGAAAAAGTTTGTCGAGACCACTCTCACTACTAGCTTGCAGCGTTTGTTAGACCCAACCCCTGACAAACTACTCAAAGACAAGAGAGCCAGGGCGTTGGCTTTTTTCAACGTATTAAACGGCGCTGTCCACAACTTAATTGGCAAAACAGTTGAATACACGACAGGCAGCGACGCCGGCTATTTGGCCAGTTTTCGTCTGCTGAACGCAGGCGATGAATTTATCAGAACTATGTCTTGGACATGGTCGACAGAGCATGAGCAATATCTTCGCGCGATTGAAGAATTTAGGGGCCAGATAGACGAAGCAACTGGCAAGCCCTACACCATTGCAAAGGTAGAAGAGATTGTGGAACAGCGCATGGAAAAGGCGATGTTTTCCGGGATAATGACTGACGATGATTTGGCTAAATTTAGGAAAGAGCGTAACGCCACAATGGGTATCCCTGTTGGGGATGAGGTCGACAACGATGAATTGCGCCTGCAAATTTTTAACAACCTAAATGGCGTTCCAAACACGGCAGACGACATCGCAGCGTTTGGCGTCAAGCGAATGGAGGACGTGACGTTTACAGGGAAAATTCCAGAGAAGCTGCGTGGCTTGCAAATGCTGCGCAATGACAACCCGCTTGTCGCCTTTGTGCTGCCAGTGTTCCGCTCAACCGTGCATGGCTTGGGCTACATGTATAACAGAAACTTTATTAAAGCCGCATTGTTAGATATGCCTGCAACATGGGTTTCTAAAACAGCAACAAAGGCTGAAAAAATCGATGCAACGTCTCGTGGCGTTGTTTCAGTCATGTTAATGGCTGCTTTCCACAATCTTTGGCAGCGAGGAATTTTTACAGACGGTGGTCCGTCTGTCATGGACCGAAACGCCAGAGCTGACTGGGAACGCCGCAACACAATGTATTCGATTGATTACGGCTTAGGCGTAGTCAACATTGGTCGCGGCTCAATGAAGTCAATCGATTTCTTCGATTTAATGGGGATGCAGATGGATTTCTTTCGCGCGATTGAAGAAGGCAAGGTGTCGCCCAATAAAGCGGAAGCGATTGGCAAAGGTCTAATCACATTGTCAGCCAACGTTTTGAAATCCAAGTCAGGCTTGAAGCAAATGGCTGATGTTATGAACGCTGTTTTTTCGCCAGACAGATACGACCGCCTCAACCTGTTGCAGCGGAACATGGGCACAGTCATGCCTTTGACAGGCATTGCTGGAAACTTTGAGCGAATGAATGTTGCGCCAAACGTGCGCCCAGACAAGCGCAAGCTGGTGCCGCCCCAGGACGCCGCTGCTATCGGCGAAACCTCTATGGGGATTATGGCCAAAAACATGGGCTTTCTTGTTAGCGACACGTTCCTTGGCAACTATCCGGGATACAACGAAGCCACGGCTAGGCCGTACAAAACCGATTGGTTGGGTGGTGGTATAGACAAGCCTGCCGGGATGATGATTGACGCAACTATTCCATTTACGCCGTTGATGATGTCGCAAAACCCTGCGCTGCGACATTTAGAGGAACATGGGTTAGGAGCCAAACCACGTCCGTTTGGCAAGATTTCTGGCGGCAAGCTCGACGAAGTCCTTTTCGGTGGCGCTAGAGCAGCGGAAGCTGGTGAAGAGGATTTCGTTATGACAAACGACGAGGAGCAGATCTACAGAACGGCGTATTACACAAACGTCGGCGGAAACGTCAGCCCTGAGGCTTTTGGCCTTGATCCCAACATTGCTAAATACGTCAACGGCAAAACCGCTAAAGAGGCAATTCTTGCGTTACGAGACGACGAGGTTTTGCAGGAGCTTCTAAACAACCCAGAAGCGTCGCCAAGCCGCAAGTTCAACCCCACAAAGGCTTTGACAAATCGCGTAAATCAGGGCCGGATCGAGCGTGCGATTTATCAGCCATACCGAGACGTGCTCAAGTATTACGACCAAATTGCTTTGCTGACCATGTTCCAAAAATCAGACACCTTTGAGCGTCGTTACACCGCGCGTCTGGACAAACGGGCCGCTGACTTTGCACGCAAGGCTGAATCCGTAACGAATTTGGGAGTTAGTCGCCAGTAGACGTCTGGCTGGGGTGGACGGCATCGGACATAATGACTACTACGAGCCTGTAGTGGTCTGGTCCTATGCCCGTCTCCTACTCAACTCATACGGTTGCGTCGACGGCGACGGGTAGTGCCCTGCAGTTTGCCGTCAGCTATCCGTATATCTTGCGTAGCCACGTCAAGGTCTACTACGGCAGGGACATCCTGGCCGGTACGCATACGTCACTGCTGGTTGACGGCACTGACTACAACTGGACTACGGACACGCAGATCACGCTATCTGCTGCACCTTCTGCGCAGTCAACCCTGACGATTATTCGTGAGACGCCAACCAGCGCGCAGCTGGTGCCGTGGCAAGACGGCTCAAACCTGATTGCAGAAGACCTCAACAAGTCAGACAAGCAAAACCTGTACGCAGTGCAGGAGGTTCAGGACAAGAACCAGCTGGCGTCTGACGATGCAACGGCTGCATCAACAGCAGCAAATGCTGCGACTACTGCGGCAAACGCCGCGACTACCGCGGCAAATAACGCCAACACAGCGGCAACGGCTGCGACAGCTGATTCTGCGGCTGCGGTTACGACGGCAAACGCGGCGTCGGCTACGGCAAACACCGCGAACACAAATGCCACTGCCGCGCAAGCCGCTGCAACGGCTGCGCAGACCTCTGCCACTAATGCGGCAACTGATGCAGCTGCTGCGCAAACGTCAGCCACGGCAGCGCAAACGTCAGCCACGGCAGCGCAGACAAGTGCAACTGCGGCGCAGACATCAGCCACTTCCGCTGCGACAGATGCTGCGTCAGCTATCTCAACGGCTAACGCTGCATCGACAACTGCAACAACAGCGCTCAATAACTCACGCCAATCAGACGGGCAAGGTGGGTTCACGACTGCCATCAGTCTGGCCAACACTGCCAACACAACTGCAAATTCTGCGACCAGCACAGCAAACACTGCGTCGACTAATGCATCGAGCGCCGTAACAACAGCAAATGCCGCAAGCGCAACGGCAAGCGCTGCTTCTGCAGCAGTTGCAAACGCTGCGTTCTACTCGCCTGTTGCGGCTTTGGCCAACCTGCCAAGCAGTCCTGCAAACGAAGATCGCGTCGAGGTTATTGATTCGACTGGCGTGCAGAGCAGCAGCGCTGTATCGGGTGTGCCGTCAGGGTTTACTGGTTCGACCAACTTGACGGTCAGGCTGCAATACAGCACATCGTCAACAAAGTGGGAGTGGCAGCAGTATTTCGCTGCTGACCCTGAGAATCGCTACGCAACCAGCTACCTACCTGTCATTAAAGGCGACGGCACGTCTAGCGGTCAGGTCGGAAAGATCACGCTGAATTGCTCAAACAACAATCACGGCGTCAGCATCCAAAGCCCAGCTCATTCGGCTGGGGCAACGTACACCTTGACGCTTCCTGTGAACACGGGGAGTGCAAACCAAGCCTTGACCACTAATGGCCAGGGCGTGTTGTCCTGGGCCGACGCTGGCTCGCCAACCATTGATGGAGGCAACTTCAACTCAGGCGGCTCACTTGTCACCACCACACAAACCATCGACGGAGGCTCGTTCAACTAATGCCTACACCAAGCAACCGCACCCCTATTCGCGTCGCCCGCGGAACAACCAGCAATCTCAACTCGTCAATTTCTGACATTCAGGAGGGCGAGATTGTTTTCAGCACTGACGACAACAAGCTGCTGGTCAAGGAAGGCTCAAGCCTGACTGACACGCAAGCCAACGTCGCAGCAAAAGCAAACGTTGCGTCGCCTACTTTTACTGGAACTGTCACCATTCCAGCTGGCGCCAGTATCGCTGACATTGGTACAACGATTCAGGCATACGACGCCGACACTGCAAAAACTGACGTTGCTCAGACTTACACGGCAGGGCAGCGAGCTGAAGTCACAACGCTCACTAGCTCTTCAGGCAGCGTTGCCATTGACTTTTCTGCTTCCAATAATTTCAAGCTCACGCTGTCAGAAGCTGTTACGGCTATCACTGCTAGCAACGCCACCGCAGGGCAAAGCGGCAGCATTTTTATTGAGCAGCCTTCGTCAGGCGGTCCATACGCAGTAGGCGGCTGGGTCGCTGCGTTTTTGTTTAGTGGAGCCGCTGCGCCCACGATTACCCAAACGGCAAGCAAGTGTGATCGGGTGGATTACACGATTTTGTCTGCCACGCAAATTCAGGTCGTTTGGACTGGTAACTACTGATGCCTATTTTTAACAACATCCTTGCAGGTGCCGCCGGTCAATCTGGCGGCGGTGGCTTTGTAATTGAAAAGAGCCTACGTTTTAAAGGTGATGCAGACGCCAGCTTAACTAGAACTCCTACAACAGCTGGCAGTCAATCGGCTTTTACTTTAAGTACCTGGGTTAAACGCAGTCTTTCAACGACTTACGAGTATTTGATGTGGACAACTACATCATTTTATATTAATTTTACGGCTGGCGATGTACTTGAAATTGCTCTTTATGCACCAGATGGGTCTAGTTGGGCTGTAATTGCAACTTCGCAAGCAAAGTTTAGAGACCCTAGTGCTTGGTATCACATTGTTGTTTCTGTAGATTCGTCAGCGGGTACTACTAATGCTGATAGACTCAAGTTGTGGGTTAATGGTGTGGAATCTCCCCTCACTTATACGGTTTATTGGGGTGGTTTGATTACAGGAAATATCAGTGACGTTAATACCACAATACAGCATGAGATTGGCGCTCGCAATGCTTACCCTTGCGATTTTTACCTTGCTGACTATTACTGGATTGATGGTCAAGCACTTGCTGCGACTGACTTCGGTGAATACGACGACAACGGTGTGTGGCAGCCGAAGAAGTTTGCTGGGACGCATGGAACCAACGGTTTCCACCTCGACTTCTCCGACGACAGTACACAAGCTGCTTTAGGTACAGACTCTAGCGGAAATAACAACACTTGGTTGGTTCACAACCTAACGCACACCGGAACTATTTATCAGAATAATGGTTCAATTACTGTTAACAATGGCCGAACTGATTCGGCAGGATCTTTTGCCAACGTGTTTAACGGTACAGTTAACGCAAACGCCGCTAATGCTTATGGCTTCCTGAGTGGGGCCATGGACTTTACTTGGATCCTAGACACCCCTCTTTCATTTAGTTCTCAGCTAAGGGTGTGGACTGGTTTTGCCGGTGGTACTGTCTATTTAAATGACGATACAACAGGGGTTTCAAGTGTAAATAATGGCTATACAACCTTGGCAACTAGCGCAGGCACTCTTTCGAAAATTAGATTTACAGTCGGCAGCGGTGGTGGCTGGTGGGCTGGGGTTCTTTTTGACGGAAACCTCCTGACAAGCGGTAATCCTCCTGATTTTGACAGCCTGATCGACACGCCGACGAATTACGAGGCAGATTCTGGCAACAATGGCGGGAACTACGCTGTTTGGAACCCGTTGACTCTTCGAACATACAACAGCAGCACCGCTAGTCTTTCTAACGGGAACTTAAATTTTGACATTTCAACTACTGGTTATGCAAGTGTTGTAAGCACTGTTGCTACTGGAACCTCTGGTAAGTATTACTGTGAAATTTCTTTTAGTGGTTCTAGGCCTACCAGCGTTAACATAGACTATATCGGTGTTGTTCCAGTTTCGTCTTACAATACTTTTGACAGCAGCAGCAATGAGTCTGATTTGATGCGAGCATTGAATGCTTTAAGTATAACAGCCTCAACTACAAAAGTACAACAGTGCAAAGGTACGGGTTCTAATAATCCTAATACTGATTGGGTAAACTCAGCAGGAATTGATGCGGATGATGTTGTTGGTATAGGAATTGATTGTGATACTAATACTCTGACTTTTTACAAAAATGGTACGAGCCTTGGCACATATCCTCACAGCCTAGAATCAGGCACAAGTTATCTTGTTTTTATTACTGACTGGGGTAACACTGGTACTCAAGTTTCTTCGTTTATCTTAAACGCGGGCCAACGCCCATTTGCGTACACGCCACCAACAGGCTACAAGTCACTCTGCACAACGAACCTCGACGACCCGCTGATTGCCGATAGTTCGACGGCGTTTAATGTTGCGTTGTGGACTGGCAACGGAAGCACTCAGTCAGTTACGACTGGGATTAGTCCTGACCTTGTGTGGATTAAAAGCAGAAGCTTTGCCACTGATCACGCACTTTTTGATACCGTTAGAGGCGCAACAAAGCGGCTTAGGTCAAACCAAACAAACGCTGAAAATACTGACGCTAATACGCTTACTGTATTTAACAGCGACGGATTTTCGCTTGGATCAAGTAGCGCAGTTAATCTCAACAATGGCACGTTTGCTGCCTGGGCTTGGGACGGTGGTGATTTAGTCAGCAATAGCACCAGTAGTCACAACCAAAGTCAGACTTGGAGTAATGGATGGACTGGTAACTCAGGTTCATCTGGACGTGTCCCAACCAACGCCTTTGATGGAGACCTCACTACATTGGCATTTCCTGGAAACAATAGTGCTAATGAATATGTTGAGTATTCATTTACTGCAATCCCTGTAAACACCTCGCTTGAGTTCTACTTAAGCTTTGATTCCGGCGGCGCTCAGCGTGGTCAACTTTGGGTAAATGATACTAACGTCACAAGTTCATTAGGTTCTGGCAATGCTCAATGGTTCACAGTTACAGGGCAGTCCACGCTAAGCAAAATTAAAATTCTTACAACTGCGACTAACTACTATGTGAATTTGCACGCTGTAAGAGTTGATGGCAAAATTCTTATTGATCCTGGCGTCATCCCTGCTGGCGGCCTGAATAGCTCCTTCTATAACACGTCAGACACATGGAGTGATGACCTGAGTTCTCCTCAAGGTGCATACGGTAGCTCTAGTGTTGCAAATGCGTTTGACGGAAGCTTGACTGTTGGATTTGAAGCTGGAAACCCATCTGGTAATTATTCAACAATTCGCTTTCAACCTGCATCGGCAATTACTGTAAACAGCAGCTTAAGGATTCATGTCTTTGATTTGAATAATGCCAATGTTGCTTATCAATATAGAGTAAATGATGGGTCTTGGACAAGTTGGCCAGGCACGTCGTCTCCATATAGAATCTGGCGGGACTTAGGCTTTACTGGAACCCTCAACAGTTTTGAGTATAGATCAAGTACTAATTCCAGTTACAAGCCCACTCTTTACGCTGTTGAAATTGATGGAAAAATGTTGATAAATTCTGGTACGTCTTTATCAGGACTTACTCAGTACCCATCAATCGCTTCAACCGTCCGCGCCAATCCGTCTGCTGGGTTCTCGATTGTTAGTTACGCAGGATCAAGCTCTGCAGCGACCGTGGGCCATGGTTTGAACGCCAAACCAAGTCTTGTCATTGTTAAGAATCGGACAACCGCGTCGAACTGGCCGACATGGCACGAAGGATTAGGCGACGGCACAAAATATTTGAGTTTGCACGATGATGGAGGCGAAAACACAAGTAGTGCATACTGGAATAGTACAGAACCAACAAGTACCACTGTTTCACTTGGCACTACAACTGGGGTCAATGAACCAGGCGGAGTACACATCGCCTACTGCTTTGCACCTGTCGAAGGCTATAGCGCGTTTGGTACTTATTTAGGTAATTTAGACGCAAATGGCAGCTTTGCTTTTTGCGGTTTTGCTCCAGCCCTAGTCGTGGTGAAAGCCTCGAGCGCATCTGGAAATTGGTACGCTTATGACAGAGCTAGAGGTCAAACTAACCCTAATGATAATGAGCTTTACTGGAACTTAGACTCTCAAGAATATACAATTAATCGAGACATTGATTTTCTGTCAAATGGCTTCAAGATAAGAACCAATGACAGCGGTTTTAACGCTAGCGGCGTGACTTATATCTGGATGGCCTGGGCAGAATCGCCGTTTAAAACCAGCCGCGCACGCTAATCAAAACATTTAACTATGCTTCAACTTAATGGTAAGACCCTTCGATACGGAAGGGCATTTAAAACCAAAACAATCGGTCTTTAATCTCATGGCTTTCGCTCACAACGGCATCACGCTTAACCCCAACAAGGCATGGACTCACCAAGACGGCAGGCAGTTTCCTGCTGGCTACATCCTGACTACTGATATTGCGACCAGGGAATCCATCGGCGTGACGATGGTCAGCGATGTTGCCCCTGTTGTTTACGATATGGAGTATTACTGGTCGCCAAGTAACGGCAAAGATCTAGATCAACTCAAGGCAAAAAAAATTGCCGACACTAAAAATCACTGCGCTGTTGTCTTGCGTCAGTCTGACGAGTTGATCACCAAAGCTCTTGATCAAGCCACGTCGTTTGTTGAGTTCAAGGCAGCCAAGCCTGCAGCCATGACGACGTATCGCGCAGCTATGCGCACAGTCAGCAACACCCGCGAGGCAGAGATCAACGCTTGCACCACAGTCGAGCAGTTGCGTGAGCTGTTCAAGGGCAGCGCCCAGGTGCAGCAGGCGGACAGCGAAGGCAACGGCGTCGTTCACCCTGACACGATTGAACGGCAGCAGACTGACGCTGAGGGCAATGGTGTCGTCGACGCAGAGGGGAACGCTGTGATGGAAACAGTCGACAACCCTATTGCCGGCACCCCTGTGATGATCGCCAACCCTGGCCTTGCCACTGCCTGGCCTGATGCGCCAACTGAATAAGTTGCTTAGTACATCTGCGGGGTCGTAGAACAATCGGTAGCGTTGGCGCGTTTAGTCCCTCTTCCCATGAAGGCACTTTCTGTTCTTGCTGCTGCTGTTCTGCTGGCCCCCGCAGCCCACGCTGGTGGAAATTTTTACGTCAATCCAGAAATCAACTCGTCGAGCGTCGGCACGGATTTTGTCGGCCGCTCGATCGAGACGCACGTTGGCTACTCCTATGCCGGTGACGGCTGGAGTGCTGGCGGTCAGCTTGGCCCTGCGTTCATCCAAGTCGATGGTGCAGACGGCGAAACTGAACTGAGCGGCAAGATCTACGGCTCCCTCGACGTCACTGCTGACGGTGCGCTGTCTGTGTACGGCGAGCTGTCCGCCATCACTGGCACTGGTGACTTGAGCACCAACTTCAAAAAAGGCGTTATGTGGAAGTTCTGATGCAGAAATTCGTCAACGTCATTGGGTGCGTCGGGTTTGCGCTTGCTTGCACAAACACGGTGGTCGGTCTGGTCTTTTTCAAAAGCCTCCCGGCAACGCTCAGCAGCATGAAATCCCAGATGCTGGAAAAGGTTGCGGACATGCACACAGTCATGCCGCCTATGCCTGACGTGACTGGCCCTGCCATTCCGTCGTTCCTCCCCTGATTTGCAGGACATACCTGACATAGGTATCAGAGACATAGGGATCCGGGAGATTCCTGATGCGCGGGTAGTGCTTCCCCCGGTACTGCCTGCTCATCCCCCTGTCACTGCACCCATCGGATTCCCGGTCGTCGAAGTGCCGGGGTGTGTCGAGTCTCGCCGCGATGCAGCTGGCGATGCTGTTGTCTATGAAGACGATCCCCGTGGGAACGTCGTGCTGTGCGACGGCACCATGCCGTCTTACAACCCGCTGACATTTACCCCCGGCACGCTGACGTACAGCAGAACGCAACCTCCACGAATCAACCCAAAAGAAAAGCCGACTGATGTGGCTAATCAGCCGGGCACCCACTCTTCCACGGGCAAACAACCCACTCCAAGCGTAGCCACGAAATTGCCCTGCCCCGCAGGAGACATGATCCCTACAGGATCGAAGAACAAACAACAGAACGCGATCGTCACGGGGTACGAAATAGTCGACGGCAAATGCGTCGCGATCCTTGAGCCGTTGCCATTGCCGGAGGTGATCGGCAACTACCTGCCGGGCCTCCCTGTGGTGGTGACGACTGCCTCCATCGCAGCAGTTGCCACAACGGCAGCGGTGTTCGCGAAACCGTTGGGTGACATCTTGCTGAAACTCGTGAAACCAGTCGTCAAAAAGATATTGAAGAAAATCCTCAAGCGTCGTTCGGCAAAACCAGAGAGTTTGCGAGAACGCCGCTTGGCCCAGCGTGATCGCAACCGGGCCCTTATGGCTTTGCGTCGTTTGAAGTCATGAGCTTGTGGGTGTGCTGCTCAACAGGGGCAGGCGCCACGACGATGTCTTTGCAGATGTCGCGGAACGGACTCCAGCTGGCATAGGTGACACCGAGCTTTGCCTGCTCGCCGCAGTGCTTCATCCGTTTTAGCTCGTAGTTGAGCCGGTTTGCTTCCAGCTGTGACTGCATTATTCGCACCTGCTTCTCTGCTGCTTGCAGGCACAGCCGCTGGGCACGGCGATCGAGCGGGATTGTGATCTGCGCTGTGATGCCTCCATTGATGGAGGTGTTGTTTTTCTGCCCAGTCCTGACCGGCTTGTAGTAGAGCACCTGGCCGGGCGCATCAACGTAACCATCCCCTATCGGGCGGCCCTCTGGATCGAAGGCGCCCTCTAGGTCTACGTCCGAGTAGACAGGGTCCATGTAGTACGGCTCGTATGGGGTTGCAAAGCCGTATGTCGACGACACAAACGGATTGATTGTCAGTGTTGTCGTAGGGCAGTTTGTGCCTGCCGCAAAGTTGTATCGCATCGTCGAGCTAGGCACGACTTGCACTGCTTGGTTGGTGACTGAGCCTGAGCTGTTGGCCACTGGCGCTGCGGTCGATGACATCTGCGCATGAGCCGGCGAGCAACACAACGCCAGCAACAGTGCTGCCCGCTTCATTGGGTAAAGATCGACAAGCTGTCCGTGATCGTCTCGCTATCTGTCTCGCGGATGATGTGGGTGTGGTTTGACAAGCCAGGGCCGTAGTACCGCTCGAAGTAATCGAAGGGCGCACCCTCGTTAACAACGGAAAAGTCAGGCTTGTTGCCGAGGTTGAGCTGGCTTTGCCCGCTGCTCACGCCGTTGATGACCTGGCTGTTGGTGTTGCCGCCAAACGACAGGCTGCCTGACGGTGCCACATTCGTGCCTCCAACAGCCCATTCGTACCCGGTGTTGTACTCGTAGCTGTTGATCGTCTCTAGCAATTTGGTCTTGGTGGTCGTGGTTGACTTCAAGGTTCCCGACTGAAACGACGGGACGATGGGGACTGCGCCAGCTGGCCCTGCCAACAGCAGCAGAACTAGCAGCAGTCTCATTGCAGCTCTAGCGACACAGAGGTCTGGGCCTGAGCTGTGGTGCCGGCGCCGCCTGCGGTAATCGACAGCGCGTGGTCACTGGCCACGGTGCCTGCAAGAGACCCAGCCACACCGCCCGACGAAGTGATTGTGTTGCCCCAAGCCGGGAGGCTTGCCGCTACGCCAGAGCTGACTGACGTTGTTGTGCCAACGTCGTCGCCTTCAATAAACGACTCGCTGAACGAGAACGCGTCACCAGCAGTGGTGATGGTGGCCTCTGTGGGGCTGTAGCCAACGGCTGTGCCAGAAGACAGCGCACCCAATCCACCAATAGCGCCTGTCGCATCCCCAACTTTTGGGGTGACGTTGGATCCGCTCACTGCGTAGATGCTCGGCACGCGAGTTGCGTTGCTAGCCGCGGCGTCAACAGTCAGTGCGACTGATGAAGTTATGCGGTGGGCGATGTCTGCTGTGGCTGGCGCTGCGGTCGCCAATGTAATGCCTACTACAAGTGCGATCCGTTTCATTTGGTCGTCGATGTTGTAGAGGTTGAACCTAATTTAGGCTCCTCTTTTTTCTTATTGCCATTTTTGCCAACGGCCACGCCGTACTGAGAGAGCACCGCAGTCAGCAAGGACGCACTGAATGTCGGATCCATTGCTTTGAACTGGCCGAGGTAGCTCATGCTCAGGCAAACCAATGCCCAGGCCAGGACTATGAGCCGTACAAAATCCGCAAGCCAGCCATTTTGATCTGAATCGTCGTGCTGCTCAGCCATGGATTGCGTGCAGATGGCTAAATACTACGGTTGCCGACTTGCAGAAACCACTCCATAACAAGGGCAGCCGGCTTTGTGCCTGTGCAGCAAATACAAACCTCGATGGAGCTGGAGCTGCGCAGGGAAATAACGCTGCGCAAGATCCAAGAGCTTTACGAGGCTGGCCAGTGGGATGAACTGACTGAGTTGTCAGAAATCCTTGTCTCTGCCTGGATTCAGCAGTGCGTTGTCAGCGATTGGCTTGCTAGCGAAGCTGGGGTTGCTCTTGCAACTAGACCAAATGAGTTTCCTCGCTGAACCTTGGTTCTGGATTGTCGTCACTGCTGCCAGTGAAATCATCGGCATGTCAAAACTGAAAGACAACAGCGTTCTCCAGCTGGTGTTCCATGCGCTTGAAAGCCTGAAGCCAAAGAAACAGGCCTAGGCCTTCTTTGCGGTGCGCTTGCTCATGCGAAATGCCTTTTCAGTAGGCGCACCTTTGCTGCCTTTTGAGCGCATCTTCTCACCGCTGCCCGCAGCAATCCTGCGCCTCTTCTTATGGATGTTCATGTAAAGGCCCGGACGTCCAGCCATCAGTAACCTTTCTTCCCGCCGGAACCTTTGCCGCCTTTGCCGCCTTTCTTCATAGGACTAGGAAAGCTGCAATCAGGTTACGGCAGATGCGTTGCTCTACAAGGCCGTAGATGGGGACTTACACGGCAGCTCTGCACCCGTGCCGATGCCCCGTTGTTACTCAGGCGGCTGCCATAGCAGCGGACGCTCGTTGTCCAGGTCGTACTCGCCTGCCCTCAGTATTCGGGCGCAACGTGCCATCTGCAAGGCGTACTCCCTGCTGAGGTGTTTCTTCTCGTAGGCCTCAAGCGTTGCAGCCCACATCTCCTCAGACGTCTTGGCGTTCTTAAGGATGTCGGCCGCACGTTTTGGGCCCACCCCTGGGGCGCCGGGGTAGCCATCGCTGGCGTCACCGCTCAAGACCTGCATATAAAAAGCGTGGTCGGCTTCGTACTGGCTGATGTCGATCAACCCGCCGCGTTCAATGTGTGCGCCGGGAATGGTCTTGAGGTCTTTGTCGAGGCTGGCAATGACATCGCCCTCTTCAGAGTTGGCGTTAATGCCGATAACGTCGTCGCCTTCAACTGCCTCGTAACTCTGCGTGACCCAGTTGTCGCGGATCCAGAGATAGAAGTCCCCGAGCCCAGCTGGCTTGCGGTACTTTCTCCGGTTGGATTTGTACTGCGGAAACACGCCGTAGCGAAAATTGGACGTTGATCCAAACGCCAGCACTAGCGAATGGTCTGGCGTGATGTCCGCCAGTTCTTCCATGGCTTTTGTGAAAGCCTCTTTTGCACGGTGGTGGTCGACGACATAGGTCCACATGCCGTTCGGCCACTGCGTTTCGTATTCGTGCTGAGTCATGGCGCGGTAGCCATAGCCTTCAGCATCAACCCACATAGTTGGCATCAGCTCAGCCCCCGCACACTGCTTTCAGGCCAACGTGACTTGGCTTTTGCTCTAGCTTCTTCCATGTTCTTTGCGGTGACGGTCCATTTCATCTGGCTATGAGCGCCAGGCAGATGCACGAGCACGGTGATCTCCTGCTCCTTTTTCTTTTTCTTGGCCATCACTGCCCCTCCATTTCAAGGACGTGGTAGATGGCACGCATGTAGCCGTCCCAGTACAGGGACTGCGTGTGGTCATCCATGTCGAACGCTCTGTTGTATTGCTGCTCTGCCTCGATCAACAGGCCGCGCACCGCTGACTTGGTGACGTCGAGCTGATCACTCTGCATCGCGGATTTGGATGTTGCGTAGGTCGTAAACGCGGGTAGTTCGATTGTTTGATCCTTGCGACCAAACGACTGAACAACTGACCTCGGTGGTGTGTGAGACATGTGCTTTTTTCCAGCCATCGCCGGAGTAGAAGTGAACGGGTTTGCCACGGACGAGCTGTGACCAGCTCAGAACTGGGCGTCCGGGTCTTGCCATTTCTGTTCGAGTGATTGGGTTTCCTCGTCGAACCGGAATGAGCCTGCGTAGCCCTGCCTGCCGAGCATCCGGTTCTTCAGGCAGTAGCTGTGCGTGAGGTCAGTGCCTCGCCGTCTAGACAGTGACCAAATCGTGTCGGCTAGTTGAGAAATTGAGTGGCTTCCGCGGATGTCATGGAGTTCGGGGACGCCTCCGTCTTCCATGTTTTTGAACTGACTGCTGTTGCGGTTGAGGTGGCTGATGGCGAACACCGTGCAGTTAGTGGCCGCAATAAACGACCTGATCTTTGTGACCAGGGCGTCTAGCTGCCGCGTGTCCTGCGCCAAGCCAGAGCCAACAATCGTGAGGTGGTCGAGGTAGATGTGCTGGCAACCCAGCGACCTGACCATGTAGCTCATGCGGTTAAGGATGACCTGCTCATCGAGCGACCCGAAGTGGTCAAACAGCTCAAGGTTCCCCGAGCCAGTAACGAACTTGTCCGCCTGCGCAACCTCTTCCAACTGCTCGTTTGTCAGCCCGCTGTAGGACTGCCGAGCGTGCAGCTGGATGCCTGCCTGTGCGCCGACAAAACGGAACACGGCTTCCTCCGCTGTTTCCTCAAGGCCAACCCAGCCCACCTTGATCCCGCGGGCCATGTCATGTAATGCGAGAGCCCTGGCAAATGTGCTCTTTCCCACGCCACTGCCGGCTATGAGAACGATCAACTGGTTGGCATAGAAGGGTGTCTTCTTGTTCCAGTAGGTAAACGCGCAGTTGGTGGCCCTGCACTCCCGCGGCTTGTTGGCAATCCCGGCGTAGGCCGACGCTGGCCTGATGCCATCGGGCCGCAGTTCCTTGGCGGCATACACCGCTTCCTTGACTGCTTGGCTGCCCAGCTCGGTCAGTGTTTCGTTGGCGTCCTTGCGGCTGAACACCACGCGGCGCACCTGGCCTGGCTCGAACAGGGTGATTAGTTCCTTGGCAGCAGCGTCGCCCGGCTCGTCGTTATCGGTGGCGATGTAGACGACCTTGAACTGGTTGAACTGATCAAGGTGTTTCTTGACCCAGTTGGCTGCTGACTGCGCGCCGTTCGGCACCGACACGCCAACCACTTTTGAGTTGGTGGCGGCGTAGATGCTTGGCGCATCGAACTCACCCTCTGTAATGGCGACGGCGTCCTGCCGTTCAGGATTGGCTAGGTGCCAGCCGAACCCGACGACCTCCTTTGCGTTGCCCTGCCAGCTGATGCGCTTCTGGTCGTCGCGCCACTTGCGAGCGATGACCTTGCCCGCGAGGTCGCGGTAGTCAAAGGCAACGCCTTTCGGTGTTTGCCCAATGCCGTACTGCTCAAGAACGCGCGGCGACAAACCACGCAAGCCCTCGGATTTGTACGCGGTAAATGCAACAGGTGTCATTGGCGAAACAGGCGGCGATCTGGGGCTGTCTTTTTTTTGCTTGTCTGTGAACTGCGTGTCCTTGCCACAGGCGAAGCAGTGCGTGTGGTCCGTGTAAATCGCGAGACCATCACTGCTGTCACAAGCATCACAGGGGCCGTGACGTAGAAAGCGAGATTCACTCACCGACCTCCACCGCCAAAAGTGGATCGAAGGAGGCGATGTTGGGCTCGCGATCGACAACCCACCCGCGGTGGTTGCCGGCGTAGACCGCCAGGCATACCTCCCCTGTCGTGGTGTTCTCGTGTGAGTGGTAGTCGAAGCCGCAGTTACGGCAACAGTGCTTGCGCTGCCTAAGGTTTTCTTCCTTTGGCATAGACGACAGGATGCGGCTTTTTGTGTGCCCGCATTGGGGACACACCTGCTCTGAGGCTGTTCTCATGGCCAGATGATTTTGATGATGATGCGTGCGTCTTTTGTCGACGCTTTGACGTGGCGGACATGGACGTTGTCGATGTTTGAGACACGGTCATCCGCCCACACCAACTCGTTGCCTGCATCGAGCAGGCCGCCGAGCAGGTTGTCGATGTCGCCTCGGCGTGGGCCGTAGAACGTCACTCCCATCCAGTGGATGTAGTCGAGTGGTTCATCGACCCATTGCTCTGCCAGCTGGGCTCGGCAGTCCTTCATCCATGCCTTGTATTCCTTTGGCATGTAGGGGCGCACTTGCCCCATGAACGACCGTGGCCGAGCCTTTGAGCGCGGCTCAATCTTCAGTCGTAAGTCCCGGCGCTTCATTAAATACGTTGTCGCTATCAACGAAGCCGCCAGGAACTGGAGTGAAGGCACTAACTGCCGCAGACTTGTCAGCCTCATAAGCCAGATACTCAACGACTTGGACTTGCCTGGGCTGAAAGGTCATCCCTGCGCCAGTGCTGCCTTTCCAGGCGTAGATGTCGAAGGCAATAACGATCTTTGAGCCATTGCCGATCATCTTTTGCGGGTTCCAAGGGTTGTTGTTGCTGTCGAAAACAACAGGCCCCTCGCTTTTGCTGCCGTCCTTGCGCTCGAACTCGGTCAGGTTGAAACGCGCAACGCTCAGCTCACGGGGCTTTTCCTTGTCGGGTTTTACCGGGATCCAGTTGCTTGATTTCTTGGCCGACTCTCCGTGCAATTCAGTGAACTTGCCTTCCATCTTCTCGATCCACGCAATGTGATCGGGGTCAGAGTTTTGTAGCACCAGCTCGACACTCCATGTCGGGCGTTTAGTCGGGTCAAATTTGTTTTCGCGCGCTTCGCCAAGCAGCTTGCACCAGCGGCATTCAGCCAACGGTGTGAAAAGCAGTTGCGGCATGTGGTCGTGGTCCTTGTGATGGGCCTGCGAAAGGTAACGCGCATTGCTCTACATGTCTGTAGATATAGATCAGTCTCATGAGTACAAATACGAGTTTGACCCAATCAATCCGTCAGGCAACGTGCCAACCAGCGGTGGCGCAGGCAGCGACAACCCAGACGACAGCTGAAATTCTTCGTGTGCCACTGCCAGCCAGTTGACCCGGTTAAACGACGCAAAGCCGTCAAGCAGGTTTGTATGTAGAAACGTGGCGTGGTCTATGCGCGTTGCGAAACAATCGTGATTTGACAGCACGGGCACGCCATGCACTGCGCAGGTGTAGATGATCTGGTGGGCTAGGGCTGCATCAATGCCATGAGTAAAGTCCGCGCCGATGCCCTTGTTGGCCTGCGTGGCTGAGTAACCAGCATCAACTGGCTGATCTTGCAGCGTCAGGTTCATTCGCTTGCCGAACAGCAGCGTCTGCACAACGCGCTTCTTTGGCACGCGATCGGCCTTGCGCATGGGCCAGTTCATGCCTGTCGTCCACTCCAGCGGATAGCCGGCAGTCATCACCTTGCGGCACACCTTGCGCAGCCACGCCTTCACCTCCAAGCAGGGACCGACGACGGCCTTCAGCTCGGCCCACATGTGACTGGCGAGGTACTTAGCCGGCACCGCTACCTGCAGGGCGTACTCGTCGAGCGGGACGTAGCCGAGGTGCATGTCCAGCGCATCCACCAACCCGTCGCACAGGCTCATGTAGCTGCCGCCGTAGGGCGCAGCAAGCACTGGCCCCTTAACCAGCTTGCGGTCAATGCCACGACGCAGCCACACCTCAGCCAACGCCTTCTGCTTGTCGTCGCCCAGCTGCAGGTCATGGCCCAACCTCATGCACACCCGCTCTGCGATGTGTGAGTACAGATCGCGCGGCGTCTTGCCAATCACGTTGCACATGCGTGCGACCTTTGCGTCACGCACCAACGTCGACAGGATCCCGCAGCCGCTAGTTGTCTGATCAAGCCTGATCGGCACGCCTGTGCGGCCTGTCTCCAGCGCCTCTTGCAATGCGCGGCACATCTGCAAGAACTGCCACGGGTCAGCTGCATCGCGCCACAGCTCAAGCTTGCCCAGCGGGTCAGCTGCAGCAGCCAGCATCCGTTCCTTGTTTTTCTCGCCCCACTTTTGGCGCACTGCCCAATGGTCACGGCTCATGCCGTAGTGCCCAGCTGCTGCCTTGAACAGCCAGGCCATGCCGTCGTCTGTGACCTCACCTTTTCGTGCGAAAGACAGACACGCCTTCTCGTAGTCAGGGCCCTGGTGCGTGACGTGCCTGTTGCCGCAGTACAACCTGCCTCGGCTGTCAGCGTGGACTGGCTGCCATACATTCCTGCCGGCCAACTCCTCTGCGGTCTGCAGTGACCGCTCAATGCGCACCCTGCGTGGTCTGTTCTGCTCACGGTCACGGTGTGCCATCGCTGCCATGCGGTTGCGTGCCCGTAGGTCTTCCTTGCTGGGGTCATTGCCCAGTCGTTCCGGCACCTCCATCGGTGCGCGTGCGCAAGGAAACAAGCCAGCGATGCCTGCCTCCCATGCGGTGCGCTGCAGTTTTGGCATGTCGTAGTCAACGAGCAGCGGTTCGTTCTGCATGTGCGTGGCCGCGGCGAACTGCGCCGACAGGTCTGCCTTGCGGTAATGCTCGATGGCTGTGGTGTCCCTTTCCTCGATGTCCTGCACAGGAACACGCACAAAGCTCTCCTCATTGCCAAGGAAGCCGCCGCCATACAGGCCATCCCATGGCTCTGGCTTGCAGACCATGGCCGTGTGGGCTGCGCTGTACGTCCGCTGCGGGCATGACCTGATGAACTCCTCCACCTCTGCTGTCGGCAGCACAAACCGTGGTGTCGTCCTGCCCACGCGGTGCTTCACCACACGCACGATCGACGTTGACCTGCACAGGTGGTCGAGCAAAAACTGCCCAACGTGCAGCCGGGTCATGTCGGTCCATGCCGGCACGACGCAGCCCAGCTGTTTCATCACCTCATGGCTGGCCAGCTTGCGCCGGGTCAGGCCCTGCCGCATCAGCCTGCGCAGTTCGAGCGGGCTCTTGCCTGCCAGTCGCATCAGCCTGCACTCGTTCTCAATCGCACGGCCTAGGTTTTGGCAGAACGTGGCAAGCCTTTGCTTGCGGCTGAGCTGATCGAGCGTCGCCGTCAGCGTTACCGCTGCGATGTGATGCACCCCTTTGAACGGGTCGAAGTAAGGGATGGCGTCACCGTTGGCCCGTGCCTTGCCTGGGTCCAGTACGAAGTCCTCAAAGGTGCTTTCCAGGGCCGCGGCTAACAGCTCTAAATAGTTCTTGTAAATGGCTTGGCCATACGGCAGAGCGGACTCGCGCCCCATCTCGCGGATCCGCCGTTGCGCCGCCGCACCATTCTGCTGTGCTCGTTGCTCGTACTTGCGTTGTCTTGCGAGCTGCTCTGCAACTTGCTTGCAATCGTCTTGCGCACCCCTTGCGGCGGGCTTGCGCGGATCTGCGGACTGCTGCAGATCTGAAGAATTAGCTTGCACAGGCGCAGACTCCAGTCAGTGGCTTGCTCTGCGGCAATGCAGAACAAGTAAAGACTGTTGCTCCATGAGTCTTCCGCCTGTCATAGCAATGGATTAGGGGCGAGCTTGCTGCAAGTTGCCAACCACTTGCCGCAAGTCAACAGAGGAATCTGTAAAGACTGTTGGCGTAGAAGTTGTCTCAGTCAACAGCGTCTTCATTCTGTCGAGGCGCGACATGTCCATCTGGACGTAGATCGCAACGCTTTTTAGATCCTTGTGGCCAGACCACTGCATGATCTCGAAACCCGTGCAGCCAGCCTGGCCCAATCGTGAAAGGCAGGTGTCGCGCAGCGTGTGAATTGGCCGGGTCTTGTAAACGCCGACACGCTCAAGTGAACGCCGCACCTGCTGCTCGAAGATGTTCAGGCTGCTTCTGCGGTTGCCTGCGAAGCGCCAGACACCAGCGTGCCTGTCCTTGCCGACGTAGTCGCTGATCACATCGAGCGCCTGGGGCGTGAGCGGCAGCCTGCGGTTCTGGTTCTTGTGGTCTGGCTTTTCTTTGAAGAAATGCACCGTGCCCTGCCGCAGGTCGATGTCTTTGGCCGTCAGCCTGTAGGCCTCGCTGTGCCTGCAGCCCATCTCGTAGAGAAACAGCAGCAGGTGGGCGTGCTTAACCAGCCCGCGCAGTGACATGTCACCGACGACAGCCTGCAGCTCGTCCGCCGTCCACAACGCCTTGTTGATGTGGTTGAGCGGGATGTTGCCTGGCATCGGTGGCAACGCATCAACGCCAGCACGCACAGCCAGCTCACGCATCCGCCGGATCTTGGCCACCTTTGCGTTCACTGTGCTGGGTGAGTTGCCTACTTTCTCCAGCAGGTGGCGTTGGTACTCCTCCACCTCTGTGAACTGGATCTCGTCGATCGGTTTGGTCTTGCCGAAATAGGTCATGACGTCACGGCACTGCGCAATCGACGACGCAGGGTTTTCCAGCCGCTCGAAGTACGTCACCAGCTGCGGCCATGCGTCGCCAATCGTGAAGACGTTTCGCCGTCCTGGTTTGGCCGCGGCCGAATCGGCCAGCAGCTGCTGCAGTCGCTCGCGTGCATGAGCCTGCGAGCTGCACGACAACTGCCGGCGTGTGCCGTCGTCGTAAACGACGTTGACAACCCAGCCGGACTTACGCCTGCTGATGCTGTGGTTCGTGACTGTGGCCATTGCTGGGAAGGTTCAGGATTTGCTGCTTGATGCCTTGTCCTTTCTTGGTGAGTCGCACGCGATAGCGCCGGCCCTCGGCCGGATCAATGAAGACCTCGACCAGGCCCAGCGCTTTCTTCTTGTGTTTCGCGTGTGCGCTTAAAGCGTTTACACACCTGCTTGCGGAGGCGTTGGTGATTGCGAATCGTTGCTCGATCTCCCTGTATGTGCAGGATTCCCGTTGTGCGATGAACAGGAACACCTGCGCGTGGTGGAACGGAAGCGTGCCTGGGTCCATAGCCCCAAAAACGTCGAAAGCCCGTTCAAGTTGAGCCAAATCCATGAGGATTGTCCGCCGCCGCGGTTCGGCGTGAGTTGCCAGTGCATACAAGGGTGCGCAGGGCACAACACGGCGTGAGCGCTCAAAGCATAGTCGTGCCAGGGAAAAATTTTGGTTATTGATAGGCAAAGGCATACGGTGGGCTGTTTCATCAAATACGCCTTGCCTCCGCCGTAGGTATCCCCATGCAGCCTAGGCCTGCAGTCCTGCAGAGTTCTTCGCCCTTGCGTGTAACGCAATACACAAACCCTTTGCCCTCAGGCCTTGTGGCTTTATTAAGAAGATGTAAAGCAGGTAGGCGGACCTTGTCCGCCGTTGCGTCATAACGAACCGCCATGCCATTCAGCACGCGGTTTACCTGCCCGTTCCCTGCACCCGTCAGGTGGCACAGCTCGGCCACAGTGCGCGGACGTTCCGCGCAATGCAGCACCAGCTCGACACCCAACAGGCCTAGGCCGTTGGACTCCTGCCGCATCTTCTGCAGCATCAATGCAACGCCTTTAGTCGTCATCAGTCGGCCTCCTTAATTGTCCGCCGTCGAGACTTGGCAACCATCCGCTCAGTCGCCTCCAGCTGCTTCTCTGCAACCTCCAGCAACTTGCCCGTGAGTCGGACAAGCTGCGCCAGGTCGCGCTCAAAGTTGGTCGCGTAGTTCATCAATCCCAGGTGTTGAAGTACATGGGCCGGCCATCCCAGACGCCGTAAGCGCTGATGTTGTCCGGCAAATAAATCGAGCCGTCGTCGTCATGCCTGATCGACTTACGAAACACGCGCTCATCTGGCGCCTGTCTGCTGGTGTCAGGCTCAGCCGTCCCGTTGCCCATGCCGTTGTCGTTCTTGACAATGCGGCCAATCGGCCTGAGCCAGACGCTCTTGGCTGTGAACCTGTCGACGACGTAGAAGCCGACGATGGTCATGCCGTAGCCGTAACTGCTGTAGAAGATCTGGCCGACCTCTACGGCCTGTTGCTTGGTTGTTGTTGTTGTCATGGGTCAGCAGTGGGAGGCGTTGAAGCTGTAGAAGTCGCGCAGGGTCCATTCCCTGTCACCCTTGCGGGTGCTGATCATCGGGACGTATCGGTGCGTGTAGAAGGGCCGGACGCCGCAGAATTGCAGCGCCAGGGCGTTCAGCCGGCTAAACGTCGTGCGGCTGAACCAGCGACAGTCAGACCCGCCGTAGAACTCCAGGGTTTGGTCGAAACGGTTCAGCGTTGCGATGTGGTTGCCATGCAGGAAAACCATCGCGTGTGGTCCTTTGATGTCCACGCGGGTGTTGGCCTTTGACCAGTCGCGGTGGTTGTGAACCGCAGCAACCATCTCGGATTCAATTTTTCTCATCGGTCTAGAAGTTTGCGAAGGGCTTCGATCTCGGCCTTATCAATGGATTCAGCGATCAACGCGTCACAGTTCGGGCGCTGTTCGCACAGGTGCCAGCGGACGTCAGGGCTGCCGTAGACGATGCCCGTCACATACAGCCGCCCGCCCTTGTAGTCACAACAGCGAATCATGAGAACCGGCCCTCGCTGTATTCGGCCCTGTCGCTAAACAGGCCGGCCGGGTGCGTGTCATTCCATGCACGACACGCCATGCGGGCCTCTTCCTCTGTGTCAGCCCAGCCAATGTGCTGAGCACGACCCACACCAGGCTCACGCCCGTCAGGCCACGCGTCGTTACGTCGCCACCATGTCCGGTGGAAGATCTCAAAGCGGCTCACTTGCGCACCTCCGCCCAGTAGGCGTTGCGCTCGGCTAGCTGACGCATGTCGGAAGCCAGCTGGCCCTCGGTCCAGCCGGTGATCGCGACCATGCACAGGGCAAGGCCACCGAGATAAGCGGCAGCAGCCGCTAAGCCGTGTTGATGCGGTGTCATCAGTCAGTGGGCAGGGCTGTGGTCGTGGTGTGAGCCGTGAAGCTCTCAGCCCTGCATGGCATTACGTCTAGCTGGACATCTGCGCATCCGCAGATAACTGCTGTGCATGTTCGCAGATCGTCACATGGCTGAACTTGCGGCGCGCAGCTCTCTCTCGGCATGGCCACGCCAGGCCACGGCCCTGCCCTGCCAGCTCACGACCCCAGGCCACCGGCTCACGCTCTGCCCACGCTTGCCCTGACTGTTTGGCCAACAGTTGCCAGCCCAGTGCTGGCCTGCCCTGCGGCTAGTGGTTTGCGCTTCAGCTTGCGTAAGCAGGCAAAAAGGACGACCCCCTGCCTGTTTTTTCGTCGTTCTGCCACAGGCGCAGGCACCCCCCCCAAGGGGGTAAACGCGCGCGCGCTGCATGTGTAAGCCACCTCATCGCGCGCAGCATTTTCGGCATTTGTCGCGCGTTTTTATCGAGGTAAGGTTTTGCGGAGTACTGCGCATGTGTAGGAAGATCTGCCATAAATATGTATGTATTTCCGAGGAAAGACTGATGGGTGTGAAGCTGGCTGGGTCATGCCCACGGATGCAGGAAGCGTTTGCGTTGGGTCGGGAGTGTGGTGCGGTGTATGCGGTGATGTGGGAAGCGGCGTGGCATGACGACCGGGGGTCGTTTGGGGGAACGACGCAGATGAGTCACAAGGCATTGGCCGACATTTGCGGAATGTCGAGCAAGACGGTGATTAAGGCGGTGGACCTGCTGATGGATGACGGTTTGATCAGTTGTGAGGGGATGACGTTTAGTTGGGGTGGCGGGAGTCAGAAGAGGATTTATCGAGTGACGCATCCAGATCAGTTGGAGGCAGCGCGAGCAGCGATCGAGACGATGGGTGATGCGTTGTTGCCTAGTGACAGGGCAAGGGCAAAGCGTGGAGAGAAGAGGGAAGTTGAGTACGCTTTGGCGTGCGAGGACTTGTAGTTCGGTCGCTTGGTCGTGGTCGACTTGGTTCTTGCAGGAGGGGTCTTTTGACCTCTCTGGAATTGCGTCAGACTGTTGGCATGTTGTCGTCAATGTCATGCCGTATCTGACAAACAACCAACGGATGGACCTGGGCCTTGAGGGCGCTTGCTGCGTGAAGGAGGAGACGTTGGAGAAGAAGAAGCCTGCGGGGTATTACGTCGAAGGGGCCGTAGAGAAAAAGAAACCTGCTGCTAAAAAGGCAAAGAAGAAAGCAGCTGAAGAGTGAACGAACTGTGGGAGCCGTTACCGCCAGCGTTGCGTGACAGCTTCCCAAACTTTGCTTGTTATCTGCTGAGGGAGTTACGGCTGGCGGATACGCCGACGCGTCAGCAGATCTCGGTATGTGACTGGATGCAGAACGGCCCGGACAAGTCACTGACGGTGGCTTTCCGGGGACTGGGTAAATCGATTCTTGCGTCGTTCTATGCGTTATGGCGACTGAGGGTCGACCCGTCAGAGAAGATCCTGGTGGTGTCAGCTACGGCAGTGAAGAGCACTGACTTCACGTCGTTCATGCTGCGGTGCATTGGCGAGATCGACATCTTGCAATGTTTGATGCCAGGGCCTGCTAATCGCTTTAGCAGCGTGGCGTTTGATGTTGGGCCAACAACTGTCGAGCAGAGCACGTCGGTCCGTGCCATGGGAGTAATGGGCGCCGTCACTGGCCAGAGATGTACGTGTGCCATCCTCGACGACGTGGAGACATTGGCGAACGTCATCACACCGCTGAAGCAAGAGCGGGTGGCGCACGCCGTTGAGGAGATCCAGTCGATCATCAAACCCGACGAGGGTCAGCTTCTGCCGCGCAAGATCCTGTACCTCGGTACGCCTCACGTCGAGACATCGATCTACCTACGTCTCGTTAGGGAAAGAGATTACGCGGCTCGGTATTGGCCGGCGTTGTACCCAGAAGAGCTGGACAGCTACGAGGGCAACCTTGATCCGGTCATTGAGCAGGAGATTATTGAAAACCCAGGGCTAGTCGGTGAGCCGACAGACCCGGAACGCTTTGCCCATGAAGACCTGCTGCAACGGCAGGCATCAATGACGAAGGCGTCGTTTGAGCTGCAGTTTATGCTCAACACGCGCCTGACAACGCTGGACAAGTTTCCAATCAGGCTGGGCGACCTGCTGGTGATGGACATCGACGGCACGGCATTGCCGGAGACCGTGGTGTGGTCAAACCAGCCGGACGTCAGGTTGCAGGAACTGGTCTGCGTCGGCATGGGTGCCGATCGCTTTTATCACCGGCCGATCTTTTACAACGGCTGGATTCCGCGGGATGAGACGTGGCGGTGTGTGCTGAGCGTTGACCCTGCAGGCCGCGGCCGTGATGAATTGGCCTGGTCTGTTGTCGCTGAACTCAACGGCAACCTGTTTCTGCTGGAGTCAGGTGGCAGCACCCTTGGATACGCCGATGAAGTTCTCCAGCACTTGGCTCGTGTCGCCAAAAAATGGGACGTCAATTACGTCGTGGCGGAATCGAATATGGGTGACGGCATGTTTTCGGCACTGCTGAAACCACACCTGCTCAGGGAACACCCGGTCACGATCGAAGAGGTCCGACATAACCAACGTAAAGAGGAGAGGTTGTGCGACACCCTCGGGCCGCTCATCCAGCAACACCGTCTCGTCGTAACGACCAGGGTTATCAAGCAGGACTACCGGCTTCTTGATGAGGACCCGGAGAACGGACACAGTCGCTCCTTGTTCGTACAGGCTTCGCGGCTCACGGCAGAGAAGGGCTGTCTGTCGTTCGACGACCGGCTTGATGCGCTGGCGATTGCTTGCGCGCACTTCATTGAAGCTGCTGCACAGGACCAGAACCGCGCTCGTCAACAGCGGGCCGATCAGCTTCAGCAGGAGTCGTATGACGCTTGGTTGGATGAAAGCGGTGCTGCTGTTGATGCTTTGGCGCTTGGTTGGCGCCCGAAAGCAAGTGCCCGTGCTCATGGCGGGGTCAACCAACTTCGCGTTTAAGGGAAACAACCTTGTCCTCCATTTGCGAGAAATCCAGCTTTCCGGCCAGCTTTTTCAGCGTGCTGCCTTCCTGGGCGACAGCAGTGACGTTGTTCTGCTTTAGCAGCTGCATTGCTTCAGCTCTGGCCTTGCGGTCGCCGTTCTTGAGGTCGTCCAATACTTGCGAGACAACTTCTTCGTGAATCTCTGCAAGTTGTTCTTGTAGATCTGCCATGACTACAGAGCCGTAAAGCATGGCCCCACTATGGCGGCCAGGCTATACGCCACGCTAGTTACTGGGTACGCTAATGACGTCTACTGCACTGCAGAGTGGGTTACGGACCTTCCATTGATCGCAACTTGGTAGCTGAAATGGCGATCAAGTTTCCAGATCAGGCGCCTTCGCTTGAGATGGAAGAAAAGGAGGTGTGGTTCCGTGCAGGGCAGGCATCTGTTGTGCGTTGGCTCGCTCAGCGTTGTGAGGACCAAGAAATGAACATGCCGTTAGAGGAGGTGGGCTGATGTGCTTTGGCGGCGGCGGTAGAGCCACGATTACTAAGCCTGACTACAACGCCTACGACAAGCAGTTCGACCTGCAAAAAGAGGCGATTCAAAATTCGATGGACAGCAACCTGCGTCTTAAACAGCAGGAATTGCAGGCGTCGTTAGGTGATAAGGCTGACATTCAGCGCCAGCTGAACGAGCAGATCAGGATTCAGGCGGAAAACACCAACGCGCAAGCCATGCGTTTGGCTCAGGTGATTGGCCCGCCACCGCCTGAAAAATCAGCGCAAGCGCCAGTTATTGGCTCTAAACGCAAAAAGCTAGGCAAAGAGCGGCTACGAATTCGTCGTGCTCAATCGCCTACCTCCTCTGCCAGCGGTGCTGGCCTCAATATCACTGCCAATCGCTAGTAACCGCCATGTGTTTCGGAGCCCCCAAAGCCCCAGAAATTGTCTACCAAGGGCCAAGCCAGGATGACATTGACGCCAATAATGCGGCGTTAGAAAAATTTAGAACTGATACTGAAACATCAAATCAAGCGTTTATGACGCAGATGCAAACGCAGATTGATACGGCTAACGCTGAGATGGCGGCGTTGGAAGAGAAATTTGCAAATGAGCAGGCAGCAGCACAGGCAGCAGCAGCGGCAATGCAGACAGAGGCTTATGCCACGACTGCATCAATGACGGAGATCCCAGAAGGGGCGCAGACAACAGAGACGATCAAGAAAAAGAAATTGCCCAAATCGACGCTCAAGATTGCACGCAATGCGCTGCCTTCTAGTGGCGGCACTGGCCTCAACATCGGAGTCTGATCATGTGCGCTGGCCCTGTAAAAAACGTGATTGACGACGTTTCTGGTGCAACAGCAGCAAGACGTCGTGCAAAAAAAGCGCAAGAGGCGGCTGACAAAGAAGCCAAACGCAAACAAGCAGAACTTGATGCTTTAGCTGCTGAACGTGAAGCAGCTGCTGCTGATCAAAATCGGCGGTTGCAGGAAATGGAAGACACGGCTGCTCAAAATCGAATTGCGCAAGAAAAGCAAAAGGCTGAGCTTGAACGGCAGCACGCGTTGCGTATGGACAAGCTGGAGAAAGAGGGCACGGCTGCAACAGCAACGGCTAGGTCGTTGCAAGTGTTGGCGATGAAAAAGCAAAACAAGGCGCCGACAGCAACGCAAACAAAAGCTGTTAAAGGCACGCGTGGCGCCAAAACAACCAACGTTGGCCTGCGCATGGGCTCAAGTAGCCGCGGCTCAGGTTCAGGCGCAAACCTCTCGGTGTAAAACATGGAATCAGCAGAACAGTGCTACCGGCGCCTGCAGTCGGATCGCGATCACTACCTTGACCGCGCACGCGTTGCCGCACGGCTGACGATTCCGTATCTGATTCCAGAGACGAACGAGCCAACGGCAAACCACAAAGAGTCGTATGCCGTGCCATGGAATGGCATTGGCGCACGCGGGTGCCTGAATCTGGCCAGCCGCATGTTGTTGGCATTGTTGCCGCCAACGCAGCAGTTCTTTCGCTTCTCGCTTGACGAGGCAGAGCTAGCCAAGCAAGGCGTGCCGCCTGATCAAAAGTCGCAAGTAGAGGAGGCGCTGAGCAAAGTTGAGCGTCTGGTACTGCGCGAGATCGAGGCCAGCAACGATCGCGTCGTGTTTCACGAGGCGTTGCTGCATTTGATCGTCGGTGGCAATGCGCTGCTGTACGTCTCGACGGAAGGGCTGCGGGTGTTTCACCTCAACCGGTACGTCTGCTCGCGGGACCCGATGGGCAACCCCCTAAAGGTGGTGACGTGTGAAGAGCTTGAGCTGGGGCAGCTGCCAAAAAACGTCCAGGAGATTTGCTACCAGGAAGAGGACGAGCTGAAGGGCATCGTCGATCGCGACTACAAGCCAGACGGCAAAGAAAAGACGGTCAAGCTCTACACCTACATTCGCTGGGAAGAGAACACCGTCCACTGGCACCAGGAGGTCAAGGGGCAAATTGTTCCTGGCACTGAGGGGCGGTCGCCAAAAGGAATCAGCCCATGGTTGCCGTTGCGTATGACGCATGTTGCAGGCGCCCCATACGGCGTGGGCTATGTCGAATCAGCTGCCATCGCTGACCTGCAAACAGTCGAAGCGCTGTGCCAGGCCATTGCAGAAGGCAGTTTGGCCAGCAGCAAGGTGCTGTTCTTAGTCAAGCCAAGCGGCGTGACTAAAGCTGCCGATCTGGCCAAGGCGCCAAACGGGGCGTTTGTCACTGGCGACCCCAACGACGTGTTGGCGTTGCAGGTGCAGAAGTCGACGGACCTAGGCGTCGCCATGCAGGGCAAGCAGCAGATCGAGCAGCGATTGGCCACTGCTTTCATGCTGGCCAACATGCGCGACGCGGAACGCGTCACTGCGGAAGAGGTCCGCTTGCAGGCGTTGCAGACGGAAAACAGCCTCGGGTCAATTTTCTCAATTCTCCAGGCAGAGTTCCAAGTTCCATACGTCGCACGCAAGCTCGACATCCTGACGCGCGCAGGCAAGGTTCCAAAGATGGACAGCGATCTTGTAAAGCCAGTGATGACAGTCGGTTTGGCTGCTGTCGGTAGAGGTAATGACGTAGAGCAACTCATTCGATTCACCACAACCCTGGGTCAGACCATCGGACCAGAAGGTCTGGCCCAGTTTGTGAAGCCATCAGAGCTGATCAAACGGCTGGCTTACAGCATGGGCATCGATGTCCTGGGTCTGATCAAGACCGAGGAAGAGCTTGCTGCTGAGCAGCAGCAGATGCAGCAAATGCAGATGGCCCAACAGGCCATGCAAGCCGGGATGGCGGACCCGCAAAAACTCGCCAACGCCGCGTCCATGGTTCAGGACGCAGCACAACCAACACCTGAAGACCCGCAATGACCACGACCCCTAACTCTCCGCAAATCTCCACGCCTGAAGCGAACGCAGAAGGCATGGTCGCGCCAGGCCAAGAGAACATTCTTGAGGAGTACATCCAAGAACAGCAGCAGGGCGATCCTGAACTGTTGGCTGGCAAGTTCCGCAACCAGGACGAGCTGCTTAAGGGCTACGAAGAACTGCAGCGCAAACTGGGTCAGCAAGATGCGCCGGCAGAGCAGCAGCAAAACGTCGAGAGTTACAGCCAGGAACAGGCTGTCGAGGTTTATGGCAAAGAAGCTGTTGACTCACTGCAAGCCAAAGGCATCGATTTGGCTGACGTGATGTTCAAGGCTGATGCTGGCGAGGACATCAGCAACACCTACGACGATCTAGCCGCGGCCTTCAATGTGCCCCGCCAAGTCGTCGAGAACTATGTGTCAAAGGCGCAAGCTGGTGGCAGCGAGGACGCCGGACCAGCCGAGTTGTCCAGTCAGGACGAAGCTGACATCAAAGAAATTGTCGGCGGCGACCAGGGTTTTACCGAGCTGTCGGAGTGGGCGCAGGCCAACCTCGACGAGTCAGAGCTAGGCGCCTACAACGCTGCGGTCGATAGCAACAACAAGATGGCCATTAGCTGGGCGCTAAAGGCAATGATGGCCCGCAGAGCGGCTCCTGGCGCTGTCATAGAGCCAAAGCTCTACGGAGGTGGAGACGCCCCACAGACCACACGCTTTGAAAGCCAGCAACAAGTGCTGGATGCAATGAACAAACGGAACGAACGTGGCCAACGTTTGTACGACGTTGATTCTGCGTATCGCAAGAACATCGAGAAACTACTGGCTGTTAGCGACGTTTTTTAGTACCGTCGTTATCAAGAACGCACCCAGCGTTGCAGGCCCTTTACGAAGGACAACCTGTCAATGAGGGGAGGGGCGCTTACCGCAAACTTCTACTTTTTGAGCCGTTATGGCTAATCCTGTTCTGTCCCGTGGCGGTCAGATTAAGGGCGCAGGCGCAACTTGGGGTGCCGGCGCTACTGGTCTTGATGCTGATCGCGCGTTGATGCTCAAGCTGGGCGCCGCTGAGGTGCTCGACAGCTTTGAGCGTTCTACTATTTTCAAAGGCAAAACTCGCGAAAGAAACATTCGCGGCGGAAAATCTGTTGCCTTCCCGATCACTGGCCGTCTCGCCGCTAGTTATCATCAACCTGGGACCGCGATTACCGGAACTGGGAATGATCCAAGCGACCTGAATGAGCGCGTAATCTCACTCGACGCCCTGATGATTGCCGACGTGGCAATCCTGGAAGTTGATGAGCTTATGTCATACTTTGACGTTCGCCAAGTTTATACAACTGAGCTTGGACGTGCGCTCGCTACTGAGTATGACAAGCGTGTTGCCCGCATGATTTTTGCGGCTGCAAGCAACACCACGCAGCCTCTGGCCAAGACCATCAACGCCCACAAGACAGGCAACAGCCTGACTCTGGGTACTGACTACACAGGTTCATCTGCAACCCGTCAGGCCAAGGGCGACGCTCTGGTCAACGCGATCTTCGACGCTCGCGTGGCCTTTGAGGAAAAGGACGTGCCGATTGACGGCATGTATGGCGTCTTCACTCCCGAAGATTACTTCCTTATTTCTCAATCAAGCCGTGCCATCAACGCCGACTTCAACGGCGGTGGCGGTGGAAACGGCACCATTGCCAGCGGTCAAACGCTGCAAGTGGCTGGCATCCCCATCCTGATGTCTAACCACGTCAACCAGGCTGCTTACACCGCAGTTGCTGGTGATCACAACGCCGATTACGCGCAAGACCTGAGCAAGTGCAAGGGCCTGATCTTTAACAAGGAAGCCGTCGGTGTGCTGACTTTGCTGTCTCCTGGACTGCAGATGACTGGCCCTGAGTACAAGGTCCAGTACCAATCCGAACTGCTTGTAGCACGGCAAGCAATCGGCATGGGTCAGCTTCGTGCTGAGTGTGCTTGCAAGATTGTTATTCCTTGAGCAAGCTGTAAGGGCTTCCTTGCCGTAGGGGAGCCCTCCTCACACGTTGTAGAAAAAGGGGGCCGCTACTGGCCCCTTTTTTTGTGACGTAGCAGAATGAGCACTACGAGCCTGTAGTGGTCGAATGGGACTAACCAACGAATCGGCCACGCCAACGCGAACGTCGCTGCTGGATGCAGTCAACGTGCTGCTGGAAAACATTGGCGAGCAGCCCGTGAACTCGCTGGCCAACCAGCAGATCATGGATGCCCGCATTGCAGAGCGGACCCTGCTGGAGTTTCACAAGGAAGGGCAGGTCAAAGGCTGGAGCTGGAATACAGAGTTTGCCTACCAGTTCAATAAGGACAGCTCGACCAACAAGATCAAGGTCCCTGAGTCTGTAGTGCGGTTCTCAATGGACCCCTACGAGTACGCCGGGCGCTTCCAACTGCGTGGTCAGTTTGTCTACGACCGCGACAACAGAACAACAATTCTCGGCACCGACATTGACCACCTGCACGCCGACGTCATCTTTTTGCTGCCGTGGGATGAAGTGCCAGAGGCGTACAACCGCTGGGTGACAATCCGATCTGCGCGCGTCTTTTCTAACCGCGTGCTCGGTTCAGACGCTCTCTACAAGTACACCGTTGAGGACGAGCAAGACGCTAAGGCAACGCTTGAGCGGATGGAACAGCAGGTCGAGCAGGCCAACATCCTGACTGACGGCAGGAACTACTACCCCTTCCCGACGTATCAGCCAGCTGCTGGCTTGGCGACTCGTCGTATTAGCTCTGGCCTGCGTCTCTGATGGCACTTGCTTCCTACGCAATTCCAAACCTTGCGCAGGGCATCTCGCAACAGCCTGATGCGCAAAGGGATCCCAGCCAGGGCGAGGTGCAGATCAATGGCATGTCTTCCATCCTGGAAGGCTTGCGCAAGCGGGACTGCAGCGAATCAGTGGCGCTGGTCTCCAGCAGCAACTTTGGCGATGCGTTTATCCACAGCATCCTGCGCGACAACGTCGAGGAATACCTGGCTGTCATCACCAGCACTGGTATCCAAGTGTTTGACCTGGACGGCGTGGCGCAGACCGTCAACGCACCTGGCGGGTTTGGCTACCTGAGTTCTGTCACTGACGCGCGCTCGAACATCAGAGCAGTGACGATTGCTGATTACACCTTTATCAGCAACACAAAAACGTCGCCGGCAATGAACACCGCGACGGCGCCAGCAACAGCGCGTCCAGCAGCGCATGAGGCGTTGATCTGGGTCAAAGCGGCGAACTACGGCCAGACCTACAACGTCAACGTCAATGGTTCCAACGCGTCAGTTCAGACGGCAGTTGCGCCTGTGGTGACGAGCGGGTCAACGGTCACAGAGAACCGGATCAGCACAGCAGACATTGCACAGAACATCATCAACGGCCTAAACCCTTCAGGCGTGTCGTTTACGCGCAGCGGTTCAGTTATTCATCTGACGTCGTCTAACCCAATCACCATTTCGGTGTCGGACGCCCGCGCTAACGCAGACATCACGGCAATCCTGCACACGGTTCAGGCGTTTACAGAGCTGCCAACAATTGCACCTGTTGGGTATCAGGTCGAAATTACCGGAGACCCAGGCAACAACTTTGACGGCTACTACGTCGAGTTCACGCCAAGCAGCGGCAACTTTGGCGAAGGCCAATGGTCAGAAACCGTAAGCCCTGGCGTTCAGTACCAAATCAACAACACAACAATGCCGCACCTGTTGGTGCGCTTGCCTAACGGTCAGTTCCATTTCGGGCCGGCTGATGGCAGCACGCAGGGCGGTGTTGAGATTCCAGCCTGGGGCGAGCGGACTAGCGGCGACTACACGACGTCTCCTGACCCCAGCTTTATTGGCTACCCCATCAACGACATCTTCATCTACAAGAACCGGCTGGGTTTCTTGGCAGATGAAAACGTCATCCTGAGCCGTGTCCGGGAGTTCTTCAATTTTTTCCCGGAGACAGTCACCGCAGTTTTAGACACAGACCCGATCGACGTTGTCGCCAGCAATAACCGGGTGTCGGTGCTGCGTTACGCCGTGCCGTACCAGGACGAGCTGATCCTGTTCTCACCGCAATATCAGTTCAGGTTTAACGCTGCAGAAACAGTGTTGACGCCTAAGACGGCGCAGATCACAGTGCTGACGCAGTTTGAGGTTGACGTCAACGTCAGGCCACAGCTGGCCGGTGGCGGCATTGTTTTTTGTCAAGCAAACGGCGAGTTTTCGCAGTTCCGAGAATTCAGTGTCCGGGGAGCTGGTACGGCGCTGACAGCAGACGCGCAAGACCTGACGGGGTACGTCTCGGCGTTTGTGCCAAGCCAAGTCTTCAAGATGACTGTCAATGACACCAGTAACGCGGTGTTTGCTCTTAGCGGCCTGACTGGCCATAAGAGTCGGATCTACGTCTACAAATACTTCATTCGCAACTCGGGCTCAGGCGCAGAAAGGGCGCAGTCCAGCTGGAGTTTTTGGGACTTGGAAAGCGCTGATGAGGTGCTGCAGATCCTGTGCATCCGCGAGACGTTGTTTGTCCTTGCCCGCTACGGGACCAACATCTTTCTAGAAAAACTGCCGGTGCAGGACCGCTCGCCAGAGCCGCCAACAAATGCGCCGTACCCGCTGATGCTGGACCGGCGGATTTCTACCACAACGGAAACACCAACCGCTTTGCGTGTTGCGGCAGGCACTTACAACGCAGTCACAAAGCAAACCACTTGGACGCTGCCGTTTGCGGCAACAACGTCAATTCAAGCGTGGTCGGGATACAGCACAACCGGCAACGGCGGCGTCAGGTTGGCAACCATTACGTCAGGAACGTCGATCAGCGCCAACGGCGATTGGTCATCGCAACCGATTTATTTCGGTGTGCCGTACAAGTTCCGCTACAGGTTTACGCGCTTCAAGCTTTACAAAGAAATTGGTGGCGGCAAAGCGGCAGCCAACGTCGAAAGGACGCAAGTTCGCAACGCCAAGCTGCGTTATCACGAAACCGCTTTCTTCCAAGTCCACGTCATCCCAGAGGGGCGTGACACCGGCATCTATACGTTTGACGCCACGGTCCTTGGTAGTCGGGTTTCTGAGCTTGGTTCGGCAAACCCGAACGGTTAC